AGGGTTCAACCATATTACGGAACTGGGCACGAGTGAATGGATAGTTGAATTCAAACAACATGAACTTCGCCGCCGTAGCAATTGCCTTTTCCAAGACGATAAACAAACGTCGAATGTTGATTGCATCAAATGGGCTGGCCTTCGCCAAGAGGGTCTTATCGCCCAACAAGACGGTGCCCAATCCAGCCTGTGTTACGACAGGATTGATACCATTCTTGAAGAGGGTGTCGCGATCCGCGAGGTCTGGACTCCATGCCAGCTTGACGACATTCTTGATCTGGCCTCGCGAATATCCAGCGGGAGCCCACCACGGATCAAAGAGGTTATCGACCCGAGCGCACAATCCCGCAATATCCGGGTTGAGCGGCAACCAACGATAGACGTCATTATACTTGTCGTACTGATACTTCCAGCCGGAATCGATAACGCCATAAGAACTATTCACATTGAAAGAAGAATCGATGCGCGTAGCTACCACTGCATCGGCCTCTCCTCCCACATTGTTATAGACGTCCGACAATAATGGCGAGACGAAACCAATACAATCCATACGGGCCTCGGCAACGTTTTCGATGATATACTTACCAACCGCCGGAGAATGGGGACCCGCAATCAAAAGATTGACGTCCACCAACTCAGGATTAACAAACAAGTCCCAACCCGCTTCAATCTGACCGTCCGTGACCGTTGCGCCGTCCAAACCACCCGACAAGAGACGACTTTCGGCTCCAATCAATGTTTTGAACGTACTGGCTGAACTAGAACCCCACGCCGCACTACCCGTTACGTTGGTGGGATGATCCATCCACCACGCATACTGAGAGGTTGCCAACACATCCTTATAGTAATTGACGGCACCCTGTTCTGTTTTCGCATCTACGGCCTTGGATGCTCCTACGAAGGTTTCGAGGATGGTTCCCGGTTCTCCGGTAAACGCACCATTATGATCAGAAACGACAATATGCACTTCATCCAAGGACCCCCCAAAACGGGAGCAATACTCGGAAGTGGCTGGAGCCCGGTCAAACAAATCATGGAATTCCCAGAATGCCTGACCCCCCGCACCCGCAACGGCAGCAGCAGCATTGGCCGTTAAGACAAGGTTAAGATCGTCGGTGATGGACAAAACGGTACCCACGAACACATCGTTCAAATCGTAAATCGCGGAACCAATATGCACTTCCGTTGTAAATGCGGTTCCCGATCCAAGAATGTTTGGAGAGTTTGTAAGTGCCGTGAAAGTTCCAGTAAGTTGCTTCTCGAACGTGGCACTATCACACAAAGACACCTTCAAGGAGTTACCCAACACACCCGGATACTTTGCGGCAAAAGCTCCTACTGTGCCTTCGCCAGCCGAGTAAATGTCTTCCCACTCCACATCGTTGTTGATCAATACGGCGGTTCCTGATGCTACAGCATTCCGAGCCCCAGTATTGACTACACGAACAATCTTCAAATTGTTGGCATAACCCAAGAAGTTAGCCGCCGAAAACCAACTTGCATATGTGGTAGATGTAGGACGTCCAAAGATAGTAAGCAATTCGGCTTCTGAACTGATAGTTTCAATAGAAAGGACCGGACCCCATTGAAATTCTCCAACAAATCCGCCGATGGAAGTTGCCACCGCCGGAATGATGTTTACAAGGTCCTTTTCAACAATCGAAACGGCTGGCGAGAGTTTGAACGGCATGTTATTTCTCCTGTAAGGAATGAAGCCAGTGTTTTAGGTGTTCAAAACACACGCAATTTAGGGCTTTCCAATATTTATGGAAACGAAGATTTGACAATCACGAAACCACTTTCCAAACATCTCCTCCCATAACCTCACTTTCTTCATCACGACCATCATCCACCGCAAAGGGGGTAAGGTCCGACTCAATTTCTTCGGCTTTATTCTGAAACATTCGTTCCCGAGTCTTGATATCGGTCAACTCTTGAAAATATGTATTGGTGGTCAACCAAGCAAATAATACCAATCCCATCACTAAATCGTCATGATGATTGATGGCATCGGCCATATAGAGACCATTTCGCTCCACGAATGTTGAAAATTCCGAAATGATATCCGCATCGAATACTAACATTTTCTGTTCTTCCACCAAGCTCTTCAACGCAAAACATCCGTTTCTCTTGATGACTTTATTGGTTTTAACCCCAAGTTTGGTGGTCTTGGCAAACCCCGGACTGACAATCGTCTTCCCTCCTTGCGTGAGGGTAGAAATCAAATTCTCATATTCCAATTCGGTGTAGATAATCTCGGCCACACTCAGACCAAGATCGTTCGTTTCCACAATAACCAGTGCGTTGTTGTAATCCTTGGCAATCTTGTGAATGACGTTTGGATACAGCAGTGGAGAAATAGTATTGTTTCGGTATTTGGCCACTATTCGATACGGCATTTCTGTGGCATCGATCACTGAGAATGCCGAATAGTCCGCCCCCACCCCCTCCCCCACATCAGCCACCAAGACGTAGAATCGATCTTTCACCGGCTCTTCATACACATCAAGTTCTAACGATGTGTGCGCCGGAACAATGGAGGACAACATCGCCAACGTTTTTCCATTGATTAACGTGTTGCTGGACCCTAAGAAGACGCATCCGACTTCTTGGTTCCACTTGACATCGCCAAGAATTTTTCGTTGTTCTTCGGCCCACGCTTCATCGCGACCCGGAATCGCCCAATACGGAATAAAGAGACGAATGAATCCGTTACGTCCGGGAACATTATTACAAAAGTAGACGTCTACGGCCCCCACGTTTTCAGGCTTTGCCTCATTCCAATATTTCCAGAAATGGTTATAACCGAGTGGCGTAGAGGTCAATAATACTTTAGTCGTTTCGCCGGAAGAAATGGTTGGATATACTGACGCAAAGAACTCATCGGCTACGTTATTGGGGATTGCTGCGGTTTCGTCGATATACAACCAATTGATCGACCGACCCTTCACGCTGCTGATGGTCGTGGCAGACGTAAAGATTTTACTTCCATTCTCTAACTCCACGTCACCCTTGTTCCATGTCTTCACTCCTTGTTGCATCCAGATCGGAAGATTTTCATACATGATCTGGTAGCGATTCAATACTTCGCGGGCTGCCGAGCCCTTGTTGGCGATTATCGCAACCGTCTTGTTGTCTTGAAAGAGCGTGTAATGCAGGATCGCGGCGGCTGCCGTCACCGTCTTGCCTTGCTGTCGAGGCTCCATGATGATGACCTTACGCTCCCCCAACATCAACTTAACTTTATCTTTCTGCCGATCCCATAGTTTAAACTTGATCAATCCTCTATCCAACGAAATGATCATGCAGTAATTTTCGATAAAATAGATTGGGTCATTCTGACACCGAACAATTTCCGCTATTTGTTCCGGGGTGAATTCGTGTTGATATCCTATGGTTTTGAGATTTTTGTTACCATGATATGATGCTTCACGTCTGCTCATGCGATACGACCTCGACGTCTTGGGCTTCTACCGTAATTTCTTGAGCCTGTTCCCGAATCGCTTTGAATAATTCATTCGTCGAACCCACAAATACATTCTGCGTTCCAATCTTGGTTGGTTTAACGACAGTTTCCAATTCTTTGCGACGTTTTTGAAGTTCCATCAGGTCTTTCGCGACGTCCGACACACTCTTCAAAAATTCCGAGGCAACTTCAAATGCTCGGGGCTGTTCCGAATCTTGTGCAATGGACAGAATCTTTTCCGCCGCATCTGATCCTTGAGACAATAAGGTGCGCAACGTGTTTCGCGCCAACGTCATATCGTCTTCAATTGGCGTACTTTCTACTATTGGTTCTGGAGGGAACGTAGTCTCACCTACCGCTGGAACGTTTGAAGAAAGACCGAAGGTTTTATCTAAGGCACTAAACATATTAGAAGGCTCCATAGCGAGTGGCTAAATACGCCAAAAGAATCTCTCGTTCACTTTCCGTTAATTCATGATCATACACAAAATATTCATACCAATAAGAATTGCTTTGGCCGGATGCTGAAAATCCCATACTGATTCCACCAGCCGTCAAATCTGTGTATGTTGGAGAAGCCAGATTGTTTGTAGATAAGATGGTCAAACCACTAGAATTTCCTTGTCGATGTGTTATTCGTGTGGTTGTGCGTCCAATAGAAAACACCTGTAAAAAATGCTCGTCGCTTGGAAGAGTCCCCACACGCATGGTTTGTTCCACTGCTGTTAATGAACTGTCAGTAAAGACGTCAGGAGGATAAGGATAAAAGTTATGACGGGTAGCTAAACTATCAACTGTAGCAAACAAACTATTAACTCCTGATGATGCGGCGTTAAGATGCGCTACTACAATGAGTTCGTTTCCATTCGTAATTCCCAAATTACCCACTGGAGCTAACAAGCGATTGTTAGGAGGCGAGAAATGCAATACCGGCAACGATTGAGCAATCACCGGAACTTGTGC